CAGTCATGGCGAGGAAACTCGCCACCCCGAAGTGCCCCACACCGATACGCCTGTTGCGATCCAAAACCTCGCGGGACTTCGGATCACCCACCGGGCTGAACGTCGCCCTGATGAGGAACCGGGTCATCAAACGGTGCGCTGTCAACAACCCCAGACCATCTACCCGCCCGTTATCGTTGACAAACCCAGCCAGGTTGACGTGCCCCAGATTGCAAGGCTCCCAAGGCTCCAACGTGATTTCGCCGCACGGGTTGGTACACACAACAGGGTTGGGTTCACCGACGTTGGAGTAGGACGAGTCCCAGAAGCCGGGTTCACCGTTGTTCACCATGCCCTCAGAGATAGCCTTCAGGACCTTCGAGGCTGTCCAGGCATCCCCCTGTTTGCACTGATACCAGAAGGTGTCATCGACCTCTACGGAGATGTTGGTTGTCCAGTGCGATCCGGAGTTTTGTTTGATGTTGATGAACTCCATGATTTGCGGGTCAGCCCAGTGCATCATTGCCATACGTGCAGACCTGCGTACCCCGCCGGCCACCACGCACTGCGCGATAGCGTGGTCGATATCCATAGCGCCGATACCGTCCAACTGGGTGCCTGCACGCGAGGACAACACCTGGGAAACCGTCATCAACATCTGCGCCAACGGCAACGGGCCTGATGCGTGCCCGCCGAAGGTTTTCAGTTTCGCCCCTGCGTGGCGAACCCTGGAAACATCGTAAACCCGTTGGTAGTGCTGGGTTTCGGTGCGGTAGTGGGATTCGATGAGGTCGGTGAGGGCTGCCGCCCACCCCTCCCTGCTGTCCTCCACCTGGAACGCACCAGACCAGTCCGGATCGTACTTTGTGGACAACACCCCGGCGTCTTTCAGACTTTGGTGGTCGATGTGTTCCTCGTCGCACACGATTTCTACTTTGAGGAAGTGCTGCACCACCGGGTAGTCCTTCAGGTAGTGGTTGGAGTAGTTGGCCCCAACCCCACCACCTTCCATGAGCCGCATGAAGGTGAACTCGAAATGATCGGCGGGGTTTGGGGTCCAACCGGCCACCCAGCAATTGAAAAGGTGCTGGGCGTTCTTGACCCCTGATGCCCACAGGTGCCGTCCTGCTGGCAGGATTTTGAAGTCCAGCATCATGTCAATCAACTGCTGGCGTTCATCGGGTAGCTGGTGGCGTGCGTCCACCAACGCCAGGTTTCCGTCCACTACCCGCTCAACGGTTTCGGGCCATTCTTCTCGGCTGCCGTCAGCCTTGATCCGGCTGTATGTGCGCTCGTAAACGAGCCGCCCCGTAGGTCCGAAGTTAACGTCTGTCACTTATATCCTTTCGTGTAAATGCCGCCGCAAAACATTTCCCGATCTTCCTCAGACCAGTTCTCCACCCTCATTGCCCTCTCATGGGGAAACAGTTCCGGAGATACTTGGGCGCGATAAAGTTCGCTGCGCCCCATCCCGTTATAGGCACGATCCATGATCTGCGAGTAATCCTCTCCACCATTGTCAAGTTCAGGTTCTTGTGGTGACCTGCTGGTTTCTAGAATCTCGTCTATGTTGTTCAGCCCGGTTTTGGGGTCTTTGTAGCGGCTCATAACCCACTAACCCGCGCTTGTACCTGAAGCCGTTGAACGGCTTCCGGACTGTCATCGTCATAGTTGCCTTTGGAAATCCAATGCGCTTTGGACCGGCTTACTGCTTTGCGGGTGCCGGGGCCGTCGTCGCGCTGCATGTGGTTGCGGTGGTGGGCCTGATTCATTTCGGCTGTAAGGGCGGTCAAACCGCGCCGCAGCGCATCCTCATCCGACTTCTCCTTCGGCACTACGCCGGCAACATACCGTTCCCGAATAGCGTTGACATACTGCGGTGAACGCTCACGCAAAACCTCCAACGCCTCAACCAAATCCATCTGATCCCCGTTGAAACGGCCAGAGCTTCCAGACAAAGCACCCGACTTCAACATCCCCTTAACCTCATCGACACAGTATTTGAAACTGCCCTTGAAGTAGTTGTAATCGGTTCTCTCTTTCTTAGCCAACTGGTGCCCGATACCCACCACAGCCCTGTAACGGGCCTTCTTATCCATTTCGATGATCTTTTCGATGGTGCCTGGGCTTTCCAGAAGATGAAGGAAAAGGGATTGCTCCGCTTCCTCCGCGTCCAAGATTCCCGGCCACTGGTAGGCAACACTCTTAGCCGCCTTGACCACTTCAGGCTTCAGTATAAGCACTCGATCATTCATTGTCAAGTCAGACCTCCCACGAATTACCATCAACGGTGAACTTACCTTTAACAACAGGAACAACCTCCGGCTTCACATGCTGACCATCCACCGTCAACAAACCGAACCCCATCTGCCAGTTACCTGTGGCTTGCTTCAAATACTGTGCAAGCCGCATGTCCATCAGATGCCCAACCTCCATCCCGGTGACACCCCTCACCACGTCACCACCAAACCCGAAGGTGTGGGAGCCGATGCCCATGCGGTGCGTGTGCCCGATCACCACCGACGTTTGGAACTTCTTCGCCGCGTTCAACGCCGTATTACCGGCGATCCCCGACAACGAAATACCACCCTTGTGCCCGTGAGTGGTGATCCAACCCGGCGCAACCTTGTAAAAGGTAGGTAGCAACGTCACACCGAACCCGTTGAAATCCAGCAGGGTTTCGATGTTGAACGCACCCGACTCAGCCAACGCCGGGGCGTACTTACTGAGGTAGGTTCTTGCCCGTTCATCGTGGTTGCCTTCATGCACCCCTACGGGGCCGTCATAGACTTTGCGTAGCGGTTCGAGGAAGTTGCGTTTGGCGTGATCGGAGTCAGCGAACACGCTGCCCTCGAACTCGCCGGCGGTCCCTTTGTTCCAGCGGGACGGCTGAGGCAAATCCAACAAATCACCGATATGGATAACCTCGTCGGGTTTGTACTCCCCGATGAATCGGATCACCGCTTTGACAGCCTTACGGGACTCGTAAGGCATCTGGGTGTCCGACACAACCACGATACGTTTCGTCATGTTGCCCTCTCAACCGGGTAATCCAGCCAATCATTAAGATAAAAAATGGCTTTCTGAATGTCTTGCTGATCGTTGTCTTTCCCACCGAAACCAACCCGCCAAATGTATTTGACAGCGTTAGCCAAACGGGGATCGCCCAACCATCGGATAACATCTAGGGCTTCGATAGCACCTTTCTGCGGTTTACCATCGGGTCCAATAAAGTTGAAGATCGGGCCGCGTGTGTAGTGGTCTGGGTGGTTTACCGGGTCATTCATCATCGTCGTCTGGCTCCCACACGTAATCGTGGATGGTGTCTACGAGCTTGCTGAAGGAAGGGAATCCCACAGACCACCGGAAAGTCCATTCACCCTCAAACATTGATTTCCTCTCTCGGATAAGTTTCGATCAGGTACTTCAACAGGATTGGTTCATACCCCACGATGGGGTTGTAGCCTTCTGCTACAACCACAGGCACAGACTTGGCACCGAGCAGGTTCAGAAATGCTTTAGCCTGAAGGTCCACACTTACGTCCACCACTTTGTGCGGCAAACCTGCTTCTAGCAGCTTCGCTAGCACCCGTTTGCATGGGCGGCACCCCGGCTGGGTGTAAACGGTAATCACGGTTTGATCCTTTCCATAAAAGCTTTAGGGCCATGCTGGGTAACGAACGAATTAACGTCCTCACCCGGTGGCATCGGGATGACTTTTGCGTTGGGTAGACTGCCGGCGACGGTGTTAGCAAACTGCCTACCCGCATCATCCCCATCGGCTAGCACATACACTTCCTTGTACCCGTAAAACAATTCCGGAAAGTGTTCCTGCCAATTGTGCGCCCCTGGCACCCCGACTGTCGGAACGCCTGCGATACTTGCGGTGATCGCATCTATTTCCCCTTCTGTTATTGCCACCACAGGGCTTGGTTGCAGCAGTGCTTTGGTGTTGTAGAGGCGGGGCCTGTCCCCGGCCACTGTCATGTATTTGCCGTGCCCGGTGTGTTCGTGGTCCTGTATGCAGCGGAACCGGATACTGACCACCGACCAACCATGCTCATAGGATTTGCGTAGGTACGGTATGGCTAGGAACCCTTTGTGCATTTCGTGGCCGGTGGCCGGGGTTTTGACGTACCCGAGTTTGTATCGGCTAATTTCTTGTTGGATTGAGGGCCAGCCCAGTCCCCTGCGGGTCAAATACTCGGCGGCTGGGCTGCCTTCGAGGTCTTCGTGGTATCGCAGTGCCGCCTCCCGCAGATAATGTTTCTGCGAGTCGCTTAGCCTCTGCATACCGGATACCTTTCTGGTCGATTAAAAGTTTGATTGCGTCCCCTTTCACCCCGCACCCCAAGCAGTTGAAAGCATCAGCCTGGTAGTTGATCGCTGCGGAGGCGATACTGTCTGGGTGGAATGGGCATACGGTTCGCACCCATGTTCTGCCGTTGTCCGGTGGTGGTTCCCAACCCGGTTGCAGGTGTTGGATGGTTTCAACTATCACTACCTACCACTTCCAGGTCGATGCGATTCATTGTCAAGCCACCACCAACAAGGTATTCGATGAGGTCCAGCAGATCATCGGGTTCCAGGTTTGACTGCGCTTCGATAGTGAGTTTGTAGTGGATCATTCTGTGTTGTCCTGCCCGTCTGTTGTCTGTCCAGTAATCTTTGAGGTTCCCTTTGTATCGGGAGTACCGTTTCCAGTTGAACTTGCCCCGGTGTTCACCCACCGAGGGCATCTAACA